GCGCGATCGAGAGCGCATAGGCGCACTCTTGCAGCGGGAGCCGCTTCAATTCTGGTTCTGGCAAGGCGAAGGCCGTTGTCATGGGTCTATTCTCTGCCGTGACGCGCTTAACGCGCGGTAAGCGGGGTTAAGATGCGCAGGCATGCGCTCGGGAAATTAAGTTCGGCTACCGTTCCATGAACGCAGACGGGACAGGGGTTTTCTGCGCACACATGCGCACGAACCGTCGGATTAAGGCGCGGCAGGATTGATCAAGATTGCGAACCCGTTGACGCCTTGAAGCGTCGAACCGGATGCCCTGGCTCGGCTCTTCTTCGCAGAACGGCGCCGCGCTCTTGTACCCCATGGAGCGCGGCGCTAGTCGACTCCGCCGTAGCTTTCCGGGATCGGCTGAAGCGGCTGAAGCCCGCGCACGTTGTGCGCTTGGCTATCGCTCAGAAATTCAATCACGCCGTCGCGCAGGAAATGGTGGCAGCGGGTTTGCTCCGGCCGCGCCGGGTGTTCGCCGTCGGCGGCACTGGCCGGCCAGAAGGTGCGGACGGACGGCGAAAGCGTCGGCTTCTCGACATTGCCGTTGAAGCCCCAGGCCGGGCGCGTGCCGTCCTTGGCGATGTTGACCATGTGGGTGCATTCGCAGCCCTGGCACCAATAGACCATGATCTCCCGGTCGGGATCGAAGGCCACGAGGCCGTCACGCTTGAAACCCATCGCACGCCTCCAAAGCAAAACGCCGCGCCCAGTGAGAGCGCGGCGTTCGATTTCGTCTGTTGCCGGAGACGTTCACCGGTGCACGGCGCTACCGCGCGCGAGCCACTTTCTTAGCATGCTTCGCCGCTGTGCGCGAGGTTTTCGCGGGGCGGACCTTGCGCGCCGGGCGCAGCTTCTTGCCCTTGGCGCGCTCTCGCTCTTTGATCTGCGCTTTCGCCACGGCCGCGACCGCCTTCCAAAACACCAATTGCTGCTCAGCCATTTTGAGCGCTTGCGCCGGCGTCATCGCCGGTTTCGGTTTTCGCTTCGATGCCTTCTTCGATTTCAACTTCATTTTCACGCCTCAACAAATTCACCGCCCGACGTGAAGAGGCTTTGACTGAAAGGGTGAATGCGGAGTTTCTGCCGGCGAGTTCGCGCAGGTCGATCGGTTGAATTGCTGTGATCCCGCCGTCGAGAACAACGCGAGCGTGGCGCGCTTGCATCGGATCGACGGTGATCTGGCCTTGCGCGTCGAGGAGCGCGAGGATGCGGCTCACGTCTTCTCGATAAGCTCGATGCAGTCGCCAAGCACGGCGTAGATGCGCGCCATCTCCGCGTCGAACGCCGCGCGATTGTGCGGCTGTACGTGGTCGGGCTCGCCATACTTCATGAATAGCGCTTCCATGTCGGCGGCAGCCGCCATCACATCAGCGCGCGCCATGCGTAGTCCAAGGACTAAGGCGGCGGCCATCAGTCGCGCGCCCGCGCGGCGGCACTGCAGCGGTTCGCGTCCGCGATCAAACCGATCAGCGTGTTTTCGACGGTGGCTTGCTGGGTGAACGCGCTTTCCCATTCCGCATCGCGGTCAAGCAGCGTTCCATATTCCGGCGTCCGGCCGCGAAGATCATCTGTAGCCAGCGGCGCCGGCCGATGGTCCGCTTCAAGGATTGAGGCTGGAATTGAAGTCTGACACGGCGGCGGCGCGACTTGCGGCAGCCTCGTCGCGCATGCGCTGAGTGAAATCGCGATGCACGGCAAGGCGAGCATCAAGGTCTGGCGCGGCTGCAATCGCGTCACGAGCGGTCTCCGTTTCTCTTACGATGCGTTCGACGGTGACGTAGCGGGTCTCCACGCGAACGGTGGCTTGCTGGCTTTGATCGGTCTCGGCGTCTGACGTGCGCTCACGCGCTTCGGCTTCATTGGTCCGCGCTTCAGCGGCGACTTCGCGACCGGAGGGGCCGTTGATCCAGTTCGAAACCCGCTCGGCCACGTTGACCGCGATCAGCGCCAGCAACGCCACCGGCGCGATCCACCACCAGCGACGCAGAACGGCGAGCCAATCGACCGGCGGGCGGCGCGGTGCAGGCGCCGGGCTCACCACGGATTCCGCGGCCGCCGCGTCTGCGGCTTCGCCGGAGCGATCGGCTGCTGCGAAAGCGTTGCAGGCTTTGAGGAATTGCAGAACCGCATCGATGGCGATGGCGATCTCGGGGCCAAACTTCGAAGGCCGGAACATCAAATGGGCGCCGAGCCAGATGAGGCTTGCGAAGATCACGAGCTTCGCGGGCCAACCCAAAAAAAGCACACCCAACCAGCCCAGCACGATCAAAGTCGGCTTCGGCCAGAAGATGAGGCCAAGGCCGGTTTTCAAAGCCCGGCTATCTGGATCATCATCGGTGCGCACGCTCATGGATTCTGACATGCATACTCCCGTGTCAGGCTTCGCTTGACTGGGGCTTAACGCCGCCCAGATTGGAAGCGCGCGCAAGGTTCATCACCGCGCGCTCCACCTTGGCCACCATGAAGAGGCATTCGCGCTCGAAATCCTCAGTGATGGATTGGGTCAATTCAGCATCGGTTGGAGATGCCTCGAACACCGCGCGCGCGCGGCGGCGCACAACATCAAGCGCCGCTTCATCCTGGGCATTGAGAAATTCCGCGAGCACCTCGCGTGCGTCGGCGTGGCGAATGCCGCGATCGGTGTAGAGGCTCAACCCGTGCGGCTCGATGTGGATCAGTGGAGCGCCTACGCTATCGGTGAATGCTGTGCCAGCCTCATCGCAGTGCGAGCCCGTAATGATCCACTTCACCTTGCCGAAGCCGACATCGCGGCGATCGGCGTGGACCTTGGCGTGGATGCCCGTCGACGTGCAGAGATAGACGCGCCTCCATGGCTTTTCGGGATTGTCGAGTTGGGTGAGGTGAACATAGCTCAAAGGCGGCTCCACGATTTACGGCACTTCACCGCCGCCGCCGCCGCCGCCGCCGGCGCCGCCGCCGCCGCCTGGTGGTGGTGGTGGTGGCGGTGTGAACCCGCCGCCGCCGTTTTGCGTGCGCTGGGCGCCGACCGCGATGTAGCGATTGGCGGTGTCGGCATAATAGGTCTGTAGACTCGACGTGACCGCGATGTAGTCGCTGATCTGGCGATCCCAAAAAATCCAATAGGCGGTGTCGGTGGAAAGCCCCGTTAGCGTGTCGCTGGGCAGCGAGAGCGTTTGGCCGGGCAGATAGACGTCATGGGCTGCAACGCTGATCGAGCTAGAGCTGGAGGATGACAGCGGCGCCGCCACGCTGCGCACAATGGCGACGCCGGCCGAAGCGTTCGTGGGCAGGCCGCGCCAATCGGTGATAACCCCGCCCGTGGCGTTGGTGCGCCCCGTAGCTGCTGCGGTGACCTCGGTTGAATAAAGCCCGGCCGCATCGAGCGCCTTGATGCGGAAGGTCTCACCACCGGCGATCGAGATGGTATGGAAGACCTGCTTGGTGTCCTTGCCGAACACGAAGCCCAGCACGGTCGCTGCTTCCCAGCTTGCGCCACCATAGCGAAGTTCATAGCCGGTGATGTCGACAGCGGTTGAAGGCGTCCAGCTTGCCTTGCCGCCATCGAGTGTGGCGACAACTGCAAACACTGTCGGCGCATCCGGGGGCGTGGTTTTGCCCACCACCTCATGATCGAACACATATTCCCAATCGCTGGGCACGCCAGACGCGGAGATGACGCGCGCGCGAATGTGGATCACATCGCCCGAAGGCACGTCGGAAATGTAGAGCGCGGAATCCATGCGCTCGGACCCGACCGGCTCCCAATCCTCGCCATTGGCGTCAGCGTTCTTGTATTGCGCTTCCCAGGTGACGGCGGCCACGGTGAGCGAGGTGTAGGGATCGAGCCTAAGCTCGACGCGTTCGATCAGCGTCCCGTCGCCCAAGCGCAGCATCACGACTTCATCGGAGCGCACGTTGAGGATAGGCCGGGTTGGCCGTTCCGTGTCCGGGATCAGGGTGTCGCGGTTGATGTAGGATTGGAAATCGGGAATCTCGCCGGTGTCGGCGGTCCACACGCCGGGCTGGGCGTCGACGAGCGTCAATTGCGCGTTCAAATTATCGAAGCGGCGAATGTGCTTGACCAGCATGGGCGCGGTCTCAAGCCCGCTTTCGCCAAAGAGCGCGAGGTCGCCAACGGCGGGGCCATTGGAAATCGGTGTAGGCGTGGCCAACGTGACGGTGTCGGTGGGGCCCGCGTCATAGTCCAGCGCATGCACGCTCGACGTCCCGTCTGCATGCCGGATGCGCACCGCGTAGGTCAAAATGTTGTTGGGCATCTCGACTTCGAAATCCAGCACGAGGCCGGTGATGTTCGAGCCCGACGTGACCAATTCCGCGATACGCCCAGAGCCTAGGCCAATCGAAATCGCATCGTAGGAGAAGCGGACAAACGAGCCCTTGGTGCAGGCAAGGCTTTCGATGTCTTGATTGACGCGATGCTCTTCGGGGCGGAGTTCAAGCACGGCCAAATGATAGCGGCCTTCGCGCCACGCCTGCGTCGCCGAGCGGCAGGTCGGCAGATCAAGCGTATCGAAGCGGGTCGCTGCGGTTTTGCCGCCGGAGCCATCCTCATTGTAATCGTCGCGATAGACGACAATCTCGTCTTGCTGATCGGAGGCGTTGGAATTGATGTAGGTGACCCGCAACGCATGGGGCAGATCAACGAAGGCCTTGGAGCCGCGATAGCCCCAGGAATTCCGGGGGCTGATGTGCGCGACGGGAACGGTCTGCTCGACATCGCGCGCGACAGTGTAGCGTCCATCCGTGCCAATCGTGAGCGCAGAGCGGCCTGAAGCGCAAAGAAGCTGCGCGGCCGACATGACCGAACCGCCCTCAAGAACCACGTCGGAGGTCCAGCGCTTTTCCTGGGCATTGGGCGCTTGGGCGTCATTGGCCGCGGCGAAGGCTAGGAAGTCGTCGAGATTGATCCGCGCATCATCGCAAATCGTGACAGCGCCACGCCTGCGCAGAACGTCCGTGGCCTGCCAGGCGGGATTGCGGGTGAGCTGATAAGACCAGGTCTCGGTGTCCGCGTCGTAGACTTGGTGATAGGCCGAGGCCAAGCAATTGATGATGTCGGGAACGCCGTTCAATTGGTTGGTGGCTTTGAGGCGGAGCGCGATCACGCACATGCCCGGCATGTTGATCGGATTGCCCGCGCGGATGGAGCGGAGCGCTGTCCAATACGCATCGTCGATCACATAGGACGGGCCGTCCGTGGTGAGGCGCTTGATGCGAATGTAGTAGCGTCCATCGCTTGCGCCGGTGACCTTGAAGCGCCCTGAGCGCACCACCGAGGACGTGGTCTTGTCGCTGGCGACGAGTTCGCCGTCGGTGTCGGTGCCGTAGGTTCCCTTGCCGTCGATCCAATCGGCATCGCGCCACGTTGCGTTATCGACGCTCCATTCCACATCGAAACGCACCGTGCGCTTATCGCGATCTCCGTCATCTGGATCGATGACAATGATCCCCGCCGGGAACGAGAGGTCGATCGACACCTCTTCGGTGTTGAACTCGGTCACCTTGGTGACGGCGACGTTGTATTCGAGGAAGGCGGTCAGCCGCTCTTCGCGAATTTGCGTCGTGTAGAGCGTGAGCGGGGTGTCATCATCCCAGCCCTCGCGGATTTCATATTCCGCGTCTTGAAAGGCTGTGATCGGAGTTTGCCCAATGCGAATGTCGGAGACGTCGACCGGCCCATAGCCCACCAGCAGCACCATGCGCAGCCATTGGGTTTTGCCTTGCGTCTCGGTGTAGGGCCTGGCGCCCAGCACCGGGTACATGCGCCGCTGGCCCATGACGCGCGGGATCGGCGCATAGGGGGCGAACTGGTTTCTGATCCCCGTGAGTGAGCCGTAGGGATTGCCGGGCTGCTGATCGAAGCGCCACGGGTCTTTGCGCGCTTCAGGCGGAGGGATCAGCGCATTGACCAGCATCTGGCCCGCGATGACGAGCCCGCTTGTGACCATGGCGGTGCCGAGCGCGCCACCTAATCCAATGGCCCCAGCCAAAGGGCCGGCAAACATCGCGGCCACCACCACGACGGCGATCATCATCACCGTGCGCAGCACGTCCTTGCCGTCGCCGCCGCCTCTGATGCGCACGCGAATGTAGAGCGAAGCGCCCGGCTTTGGCTTCAACCGGCGCCAGAAGCGTTCCTCGATTTTGTGGTCGGCCAGATAGACGTCGATGTGTCGACGAAGCCGAGGCCCGATTCCCGACATCGACACGGCGTCGGCGATGCTTGCCCCCTCGGGCAGGATCAAGGCCTTCAAGCCATCGCGCTGAAACGGCGAGGTATTGACCAGCACCGCGCTGGAGCGCGCAGGGGCAATCACTTCGCCTTCAAGAGCGATCATGCGGCGCGCCTCGTTCGTGAAAAATCAGGGCCGGTAAAAGCCGGTGATGCGATGGGTCCAGTGCGGGGCCCGATAGGATTCAACGCAGGCGTCGATGCCCTTGTTGATGTGCAGCATCCAACCGGGGGCCACGACTAAGCCGATATGGATCGGAGCGCCCTGTAAGCGCAGCAGGATGGCGTCGCCCTCTTGGGCGTCGCACGCATTCACGTCGCGAAAGCGATCGGCGAACGCTTCAGCCGCGGCGCGCATGTCGGCGAGCCCCGCTCTGCCGGCCCACACCGGCCCGTCATAATCAGGAAGCGCCACCCCTCTTTCGCAGCGTTGAATGTGCGCGAAGAGCTGCCAGCAATTGAAGCTCTTCGGGGGAGCGCCCTCATCTTGATACGGCGCGCCGATGTAATTGGCGACATACGCAGGCAGCGGCGGAGGCGTCCTCACGCGAGCATTGCACCCAGAAACGGCGCAGCGCCCCACAACGCGCAGAGCCATCCGAAGAGTCCAGGAAAACGGCTCGGCGTGATGATGTCCGCCACCGGCTCCGTGCTCAAATCCTCGTAGCGCAAATAGCCCTGCACCGAGGCCAAATCATAGGTCACGTCGCGCATGGTGAGGCCGGAATGCTGATACTCGATCGTATCGGGCTGGCTGGCCAAGACGATCTTGAACTCCACCGACGGCGGCGATTGGATCGTGCGCACGGCTTCGACGATAGCCCGGTTCACATTGTCGACGCGGATGCGGGCCTCTCCCGGCCGCTCCCCCTGATCGGGAAGCTCAAGCTCGAACGGCAGCGCAATGTAGGTCACGCCACCCGACACGATGTCTTCGGTATTGTTCACCACGCGGATCGGCGCATCGAGATCGGCGTGATTTATGGTCAGCAGGACAAGCCAAACCTCGTCGGTGTCCTCGGCGTGAATTGACGCCGTGGCGGCGGAGGATAGGGTCACGAGGGCCAACCGGCCTCAATGTCGATCGCCTCGACTTCGGCGATCGTGGTGCACGCCTCGATCGCTTCGGAGAGTATTTCCACATTGGCGAAGCAGGCCTGAACATGGGCGCCGGCAGCAATGCCCAACGCGTTGAGTTGCGCTGCGCTGAATGTCGCAAACACACCGCGCGCCAC